TTTATTATAGTATTACCTAAAACATTTTGAACGGTTCCAATGTCTGAATCATCAGAGGTAGAAACCTGTATATTCATAGCGTGCTTATATTGTCCTTTTGGAATTATTCTTTCGTCAAGGCTTTTATTCATCTTACCTTGAGTAAAAGTACTTTTAATATCTGGCATGTATTAATGTTTTATCCACTTAGATTTGTCTCTAAGTATTTGAGTTAATTCTTCTAGTTTTATATTTGATAATCTTAACTTAGCCTTTCTTGTTGCTGCAAATTTTTCTTTTTGATACCTTCTTACTACATATTCTGGAACATTAGCCCTTGTAGAAAGCACAGCGTGCATTATATACTTGTACATAGCGTCTTCTGCAAATTTATGTACTTGCATTTCGTCTGCCGTACCTAAACTATCACTTATATAATCTAATATCACAGTTTTTCCAGAAATATTAGAACTAAAATGTACTAAACCTTTAAGCTCATCAATATAAAAAGATCCGTTTGTTTGAGCGTGTGATGGTTGTAGTCCATATCTTTCTCTATGAAAAGGTAAATCTAAAGACTCTCTATAATCTTGTTGTATTAACTCAGATGAATCTTGAGACTTGTAATTACTCCAAGTTGTAGAATCTCCATCTCTAACTAAACTTGGTGAAACGCCTTCAAAAGTAACAGATATATCATCTACAGTATTTGTACTTATAGCGGCATCATCAGACAAAAAAGGCGTGTAACTAGTTATTAGTATATATACTTTATTGTAACCTGACACGTTGATATTGTTTAATGATTTTATAATATCTGTTTCTCCAGCAGTAGCATTCCATTCTAAAACTTCACTGTTAGTGTTTGCATTTGTAGTGCTGCTAGATGTTCCTGGTAAAAAATTAGGACCAGATTGAGTGTTTCCAGTTACTATTTGATCGTTTAAACTAGGTACGTTTTTTTGTAAATTAGTATCCGCCCAACCAGGCGTAATACTAATACCAACTCTTAATATACCTCCTTCAGATTTTCCTGATTCAGCCGCTGCTGACGTACCTGTAGCTGTTATACTAAGTTCACTAATATTAGAAACGTTTATTTCTTGCCAACAAGCGTAAGCTCTACCCGTTAAAACACCACTAGGATTAGCGTTGTTTATCATTGTAAATGGATTAGTGGATATTTGTAATTTACCACCTATTGTATTTACAATATCAGATTGTGAACTTGACGTAGAAACATTACCTGATAATGTAGAATTATCAACTGCTGAATTAAAAGCCCAAGGCATAACTAATGCAGATTCAAAATCTAAATTTTCACCAATATCTCCTGTTAAAGCTTGAAAATCATAATTACCATCAGTATCTTGTTTTATTTTAAAAGGATTTGAAGTGTGTCTTGTAGGGTACAAAGGATGTTTTATACCAGAGCTATCGCTCCACGATAACTTTGTATAGTTTACATAGTCACGTGGTAAAATCATTGTAAGTGAAGGTGGTAATTCTATTTCTTGTGATTTTATAGATTTTAAAGTATCAAAAGATAATTCTGCTAAAGCTCTTTGTGCGTGAAAAGCCACGTCAACTCTTCTGGCCTTACTTATAATTTTTTCTTCACCTACGTAAGCTATCATAAATTGATTAATAATATCTCTAATAGAAACTAATTGGTAATTACCATAATCACTTCCTTCATAATAATTTTGATCTGTTCCAGTTAATAGCGCCATTTATTTATCGTTTTTCTTGTTGTATGTTTTTGTTATCTTCAGTTGATCCTATTTGATATAAATTATTATCTTTCATAGCTACACCAGCTAATTGTAATATTTTAAAAACTAATTTAGTTTCTTCTGAAGGGTGTAACTCAAAATCTGTAGTTACGCTACTGTCGTATTGAGCCTCGTCGTTTATAACATTGTAGCCCCACTCTGGAGAAGCTGGTTTTCTTATATAGTTAACTGTTATTCTTTCTTGAAGACTTGAAGGATATAAAAATAATCTATTAGACCTTTTTATTTCGTACATAGGATTGTAAGAAGTAGGTCTGCATAATTTTGAACTTAACATATTTCGTATTTGATTAGAATTAACTTGTTCACAAGTATAAATACTATATATTACACTGTCAATTTTATATAAATCACTTATAGCAGCACCAACGTTATAAAATTCATTAGTGTTGTTTATATTTATGTTTCTTTCTTCTTTAAAATAATCTATTTTTTCTTCTAAATAATCAAGCATATCAGAACCACTAGTACTATTACCTGGTAGTCTGCCAAATTGATTTATATCATAAAAGTATTGTTCAAATATATCTAACTGTGCTTGCTCTGCAAATAGATTAAACTCAAGTGGAGTTATATAACCTCTTTGTTCTTTATTGGCTAACACTAAAACTTGTTGATATACTGTATTTATTTCTACCATTACTTTTGTTTTTTATAAGGAAATACTTTGTTAAGTACTTGTTTTCTTTTTTTACAACCACAATCATCACCTGCAATTTTATGCACAAACTTTTTTATTCCTGTGGTTGTTGTTATTTTTTCTATTGTGTCGCCTAAACCTTTTGATTCCATAATTGTATTTGTAGTTTACGATCGCCCCGTAGGGCGACCGCTCTACAGTTAGATTAATTTAATCTTTTTTCTATATTTGCATATATTTCCATACCTTCATCAGTTTTAAACCAAGCGGCTAAAGCCGAGTAAGGATGTTCGTCAAAAGGAACGTTCATTAATTTTCTATCATTAGAACCCCATGAAAAAGTTCTTTGATCAGGAGATAATTTTAATATTCCCATTTCAGTTGCTTTAATACCAAAATTTCTAAGCACTATATTCTCATCACTAACTAAATCTAAAAACAAAGCTGGGTTTTTCTTAGCGAATAGTAATAAATCTCTTTTAAGTTCCTTAGAACTCATTTCTGATACCTTAGAACCAATCTCTACACGCATGATCGCTTCTGCTGTGTCAATATCTAGATTTTTAGCAGTCATTAACGCTTCAACTTCTACTTCTAATATTTCCATTTGAGTAATAGCGTTTTTAATTGGTGTGTATTCTTGGTAAAGTTTGTTTTTATGAGGGTGGTATAAAGAAAGTAATTTTTGTAATACAACCTTTTCTTTTGGAACCAATAAGTTTCCTCCTCTAAAAATAATATGTTCTAACCTTTGGTCTCCTTTCATTTCATCAACGAAACAAGTTTTTTGATTTTCACAATATTTTAACTCTCTTTCAAAACCTTTTTCTTCATCAAACCAATATATATTAGCAGTTTTAATTTTATAAGACAAAGGTTTCTGATTGTTTTTTAAAAAATAAGTTCTATCTTTTATTTCCCACCCGTCTTCTGCTTTTTTATAACTTGGTTCTTTTCTTGTTACTTTTTTTTGTTCTACAACTTCAACAGTTTCTATTGTTGTTGTTTCTTTTTTTGTTTCTTGTTTTTTTGCCATAATATAATATATAATAAAATTAATAAAAATAAAAGGGAGTGGAGACTAAGCTCCACCCTCTTTTAATATAATAAATGCTTATTTCATTAACATGAAATTGTTAGCACCTTGAGTAATTAAACATCTTTCAGATAGCATGTGTATTTCCATTGCATCTAAAGCAGATGTAGCAGCTCCAACAGAACCAGTAACCCAAGTTTTTAACTTTCTGTTATCAGTTTGTGAAGCTCTATATCTAACGTGTAAGAAAGGACGTCTCATGTTTTTACCTAATTGTTGGTCATAAACAGTTGAAGTTCCAGCTGGCACAATAACACCTCTAACAGCGTTAACTGTATCTCTAGAATTAATACCACCTCTAGTTGCTTTATCATTTAAGTATCTAAAGTCAGATTTGTAGAAATCGTAAGAACCTCTTCTGAAACCAGAGAAACCTAAGTTTAATGCCATATCTTCTGAGTTGTTAAATACTCCGTAAGAAGTACCACCAGCCCCGTAAGAATTCATAGAAGCTAACATATCATCCATTGCTAGAGACGTGCCTCTATTTACGAACATCATGTTTTCTTCAATAGCACCTTGAGAGTCAAACTCAGCTAAAATAGCGTCAAATTCAGCTAAATCAGTAGCAGCATTAACACCAGTAACACCAGTAGTTATATTACCTCTGTCAGATATAGCGTCAAATAAACCTTGAGTTCCCCAACTACCATCGTCAGCAGTATCAGTACCACCTAAGAAGTTATCAACTTCAGAGTTAGCGTTAGTTACTTTAATAGATTCAAGCATTGCCATTTCTAATTGATCAGTAAATCTCATTCTCGTTTCAGATTCAGCTTTTAAGTACCACAAGTACCCAGAAGTTCCATCTTCTTGAGAAATCTCAACCCAACCAACTCTAGAAGCATCAGAGCCAGAAACACTATAGTAGTCTTTCATTATAATTGGCTTATTGCTAAAAGATTTAAACTGAGGCTCGTTTGATTGACGGAATCCTACTTGATCAACAAGTCTAGAGTGAGTGTTTCCAGTAGCTAAGTCATCTTTTAAGTAAGACATACCTTTACCATACTCAGAACCTACAACTAAAACAGTACAAGTTCCAGTTCCAAAACCTACATCAGTTAATCTACCACCAGAAGCAGTAGCGTTATAAGGAGCCACGTCTATGTCGTCAGCTGTTACACCGGTAACTAAACACATTGCCGTAGTCCCAGCTTCAGCAACTAAAAGTAAGTCATTAACTCTAATACCGTGATCAATAGCAGAAGTAGAAGTTGCAACGCCATCAATATTACTATCGATTTCAATCACACCACCTGGCTCTGTACCATTCACAGCTTGAGCTGTATTACTTTTAATGTTTCCTATATAAGATAGATGTAATCTACCTTGTTCAGACCAAACTACTTGATCAGCAGTCATAGCCTCTTCGGCACTTACTTGAGCAAGAAAACCTGAAATTGTTCTGTTTCCAAAAACTTCAGCTTCTTTCTCCATTAAGTCCGGTACATATTGTTGCGCCCAGTCCGTAGACCCTGACGCTAAATCTAGATAATTTGAAGCAAACGTTGCCTTAGTTGGTGCTGGTACGCTATTCAAATTACCTCCTGGATTTGATATTGCCATTTTTTTTAATTTTTAAATTGTTAATTTTTGTTTTTAATTTTAAATTTAAAATCATTAGAGTTATCACCAAGCACTTTTACTTTTATACCACCAGCTTCAACAACACCAGAGTGTTCTTGACGTGGATCCATATTTACATTTTTAGACTTAGCTATACTATTTTTTAAAGCATCGGTCTTACCTTGTTCGTAAAAATGTTTTGCAATAGCATCAGGATTCATAGCTGTAAATAAAGATTTATGATAACCTTTAGCATCTTCCATTTCATTGTTTTTGTTCAAAAACTTTTTGACAAAATTATTAATGTCGCTTTGGGTTTCTTTTAAACCGTTCGTATCTTTTACATTATATCTAAATCTTTTCTCTCCAACATTATATTCAAAACCTTTGAAATTTTTATTGAATAATTGATTAGTTTTATTTAAAAAAGTACGAGTTTGCTGCTCAACAACTTCCTGCTGTTCTTCTGATTCTTTGTTGTATCTATTGAAAAAATCAATAGCTTTCTGTTGATCATTTGTCAACTTACTTCCAGCTTTAATTTCTTCGTAATATTTGGACTTTGCACCGTCCAGGTGTTGCTTTGCTTGAGCAACTTGCTCTTTCAAAGCTAATTTTTTTCTTCTAATATCTTTATCTTCATCAACATCCTCATCATAAGAAAAATAGTCGTCCATCATAAAGTCTATTTCTTCTTCGTTTAAATGAGGTTTTGATTGTTTGTAATATTCTTTTAGTAACGATAAATTATCTAATTCAGAATAATCTTTGTTTAACTTAACATAATCTTCTAAGCTACCACCAGTATCCTCCATGAAGTCAACAAGTTTTTGTATGTTTTCTGGTAACGCTTTTCCAGTTTCTATAGATTCAGCTATAGCATCTTCAGCTTTTTCAGTTAAATCTTCAACTTGTTCTTTTACTTCTTCTTCAGTTATTTCCTCTACAACTGGAGTCTCTTGTGCTTCTGTTTCCGGTTGTACTTCTTCTTGTTCTTGTGCGGTTCCGGTGTCTTCAACGACCTCAACCACTCTTTCGTCGTCAGTGTTATCGTTTGTAACTTCTTCTTTGGTTTCATCTTCTGGTTTTTTATTTAAGTCAACTTTAGTAACATTGTCGTCTTCTTTACTTTTAAAATCACCAAAATCGACCTTAGTTGTATTGTCATCTTGTTTTTGTTCCACAACCTCTTCAGTTGTAGTTTCTTTTTTCTTTGCCATAATAAAATATTATATAATTAATAAAATTGTTTACTTAGGTTCAAACATACCTAATCCAAACCCACCTCCCATTATATCATTACCTGCTGACTCAAAGTTTTTAGGTGGTTTTTCATTTTTTCTCTGATCTATAAGTTCAGATTGTTGAGACGCTTGAATCCTTGTTCTTTGATCTTTACGATCTTCTTTTTCTGTGTCTTTACGATTTAAAGATTCTGAATCCACTTGCCTTAACTGCATATTGTATTCAAATTCTTTTTGCATTAAAGCCATTTTTAATTCTCCTTCAGCTTGCATTTTTTGCATTTCTAATTGAGCCTCTACTTGAGCTAGTTGAGATTTTGACTCTGTAATAGCTTGGTTTTTTTGCATCTCTGTTTGTGCTGCTACCTGTTGAGCTTGCGCGTTAGCCTGTGCTTGCACTTGTATATTTTCTTGTTGCATTCTTTGGTCTCTTGCTATTTTTTCTTTTCTTCTTACTTTTAGTAATTGATTAGCAAGTTTTAAACTTCTTATTTCTCTAATGTCAATAGCATCTTCAAGCTCTATATTTTGTTGCGCTAGCGCCACTTGTATATTGTTTTCTAATAACGCTTTTTCTTCTTCGTCAGGTGTTAATTCTATAAATATACCAAAATCATAAAGATGTAAATGTTGCAGCTCTTCTAACGTAGCAACATTATGCGCTCCCACTGATTGTATAAAAGCTTCTTTTGTAGGTGAGTATTCTATAATATCAGATATTCTAAGTGATAATTGTTCAGCTGTTTCAGAGGTTAAAAATAAACCAGCTTGTAATATATGCCTTGTAGCTGTATTACTATTTGCCGCGGCCATTTTCTGTATACCAACTAAAGCGTTTTTGTCTGGTGTAGAACCGTCTCTAGCTTCATTTAACCCCGTTACATCTCTAATCATTTGTAGATAGTAATTGTAATTACCAATAAGAGCTTGCATCTTTTGACCCCCTGCTCCAGATGTTATTTCTTGAATAGGTACTTTACCAGGGTTCATATCACCTTCACTTGTAAAGCTTCTACCAATTACAGATCCAGTTTGGAAGAACATGTTTAATGCTTCCTGTGGATTATAATTTGTGCCATTACCTAAATCTACTTCGGCTAAACCATCTGCATCTAAATAAACACCGTCTGGAACCATACGTGACATTACTTGTTGCAGTTTTAAATGTGTTAATTGTATCATGTCTGCAAAACCTGTAATACGTTTTACTAATGAGTCAATTTTACCTTTATACATTCTAGGAGCTACTATACTGTAATTCATTTTTACTTTAGTATAGTCACTTTTAGGTCGCATCATGTTTTTTGCCATGCCCCAATCTAAAAGCTTATTTGTACCTACAACCATTGCTCCTTCGTATAAAACCTCTATAACCCTGTCTAATCTGGAAAAACCTCCCTCCATATTTTCTGGTGGATTAAAACTATCATCTTTCTCTATAGCTTTATCAGCTCCAGTAGAAGTTTCTTTTATTTTATAAACTTCGTTCATGTATGTTTTATAATTAAAATATAAAACTTGAACTTTGTTTTGATCGTGTTCTTTATGATTATAGTTGTAGTTGCCCTTTGTATAAGATGATGACGTTTGTTTTATTTCTTCTAGATCTGATTGATCTAAATGGGGAAATTGTTTTGCTAGCTCGTTAATAGGTATTGTTTTTATTTCTCCAACATAATATATGTCGTCAAAATAAGGAGAGTCTGTATAAGAATATACTAATTTAGCTGGATCAACGTAATCTATAGTTACGCCTTCTGATGTTGTAAAGTTTGTTTTAGTTGCACCTATACCTAAAACAGTAAGATCTTGATAAAATCTTTTTCTAATTAACTCGTAGTTATTACCATCCATCAAAACATTTAACGCTTGTTCTTCTGCTAATTCAACAGACTGCTTATAAGACAACTGCATGTGTAACGCCAGTTCTTCTTCGTTTCCAGGTAAGGTATCTGGTTCGTTTTGAGCTAAGTTTATACCAAAACTTTCGTTTGTAAACTCATCAAAGCTTTTCATTCTCATGTCTTCTATTATAGACTCCATGTATGCAGTTCTTTTAGAAACCCCATAAGGATCTTGAGAATATGCTTTTACACTATAAGTTCTTTCAGATATACCATTAACAACTATATCCACAAACTTAGATATAATAGGTACTGGTTTCCAGTCTAAATTAAGATAAGATAAATCTCCGTTTATAGATAGTTCGTCTTTATATTTTTTTATTGATTGTTCTCCACGCGCGTACAATCTTAACTCGTGAAAATTTCTATAATTATTATCGTAACGCGTGTGACTCATATCATTGCCAAACCACTCAAACTCTATAGCTTTTGCTACTTTTAAACCATAGTCGTAACTCAATTTCTCTGCATCACTTACAACTTGACTAGGAAAATAATTATTTACCGCGGTGTATGTCATATTATTTTATTAATTTTGAAGCGCTACCAGTATTAGAATACTTAGCGATATTTATATTAAGTTTTGGTTTTTCTACCTTTGCGTTTGGAGCATATAAATGTCTATTACAAGCCATTATTGCTAAACCACTACTAATAGTGGCGTCAAACTTTGTTCTTTTGTTTATATCAAATCTAGACCAATCATTTAAAGTTTTGTTAAAATATATGTTTCCATAATTTCCATCACCTAAATGACCAACATGTTGTTGAATGTACATTTCAACCGCGGCCGCATGAGCCTGTTTTATATCCTCGCTAGAGTTTGGTATGCCACCTATTTCTTTTTCTGAAACCGATAACTTATTCCAATATTTATCAGGCCTAGCCATAGAATAACCTCTATATCCTCTTCTTTTTAAATGATACAATAATCTCGGTTTGTTATTCTCTGCAAGTATCGGCATACCATAAAACACTAAAGCCATTAGCACGTCTTCAAAAAATATCTCAGCTGTTTGTGGTCTAGCTATATACTCTAAAAACATGTGGTTTGGCGGGCAGTTTTCCATGCTAAACTTTGTTAAACCGTGCAACGCCCCATTTGATCCTCTACCATCTACCGTTCCTGATATATCATAACTATCACAGCCAAACGCGCCCATGTGTATATTAGCCGGATGTTTAATTCCTTTTTTTACTATTATTTTGTTTTGCAAATGCTGCTCTGGAAACCAACTGACATTAAACCTACCTTTTGGATCTGGATAAAAGATAACCTGTGTATCTTTAACGCCGTTAACCCACTGAAAGTTACCGGTAGAATAAGTAGATAAGTTTCTTGTCCCGTCGTTATAATCTATTTGTTCGTATATTTTTACTAAGTTAAATATACTATTTTTAGCCTCGTCTCTAAAAGCATGTTCTTCAGTTCGTGGAAATTGCCTGTAAAACTCGTTTAAAGCATCTTGATCACTTTTCAAACCATCGGCTTCGTTATTCCAATGGTCAATTATACCATAATCTATTAATTCACCATCTGGTCCGAAGACATCATTATCTGGGATATGAAATACTGGTTGTCCAAATTCATCAATAAATCCTTCGTAGTTCCATTCCATTGGGATAAAAAGAGAATATAAACCAGACTTTGTCTGTCCATTACGATTTCTTTTTGTAACGTCTGAATCATAGTATAACTTTTTAAAATTATTACCACCTTTATCTAGAGCGTTGCTAGTACTACCCATCATACACTTACCTACTATTCTAGCACCTAGTCTTAGACAGGTTTTTGTAACTCTCCAATTGTTTAATATATTGTCTGGTCTTTCCCACTTGCCGCTTTCGTCGTGTACCAACAAATTAAGTTTTTCACCATCATAACTATTATCACCTGTATTTTTCCAGTCTATAGTAGTATCTAATCCTTTTAATTCTTCCAGCTTTTCGTTAGCTGTTATTTTTTTTCTTGTAAACTTACTAGCTGGTACTCTATACGCTAACTCTGTTTTAGGTCTATCCATACCATCTTGAATCGGCTTAAAGAAAAATGGATAGTTTATACTAATTGGCACTACTTTATCAGTAAACATTTTTTTAGCATCAGCACCTGTTTTAGATAGTATACCATATCTAGCATCACCTGTTAATGTGGCTAAATTAACTGTTTCAGCTGATGACATAAAAGAAAAACCAGAACGACGGTTTTTAAGATAACATATTCCATAACATCTTTTATCTGCCTTGCAAGCCTCCCAGAATATATAGAACAATCTGTTTGCTTCTCTAAAATCTGGAGCCCCAACATCAATTTTACTCCATTGTAAATACATATAGTGCGTACCAGTTATCCAGGTTGGTTTACCATTATTTATGAACCAAAAGCCTTCTTCTCTTCGTTTGAACTCTTCGTCTATGTAATCGTACCATTTTTCTTTATTGTCTTCCGGATAACTCCTCCAGTCGAATATATTCTTAATCCTTTGTAACTCTTTGGGGTAATCTTGTTTCGCCCACTTGTTGCTCGGGTGTTTGTATACTTCTTTAGGTGGTTTAGGTAGCGCTATAATTAAATTTTGTATCTGTACAATCTCACCTATAACTCCATTATGAGATAATACTATTAAATCGTGTTCTTTGTTATAACCATACTTCCACTTCTTACCCCTGTTCATTCTGGTAATAGTGGTTTTTTTTATTGGTTCAACTGTGTTAACTAAACTTTGACCGTACATTACTTAGATCTACCTTCTGCGAATCCTTTAAAAGCTTTTTTCTCTGCCTTTTCAGGTGTTTTGCCCTCAAGCATGTTTTCTTCTTCTTGTATTCTTGTGAGTATTTCAAATGCGTCAAATATAGCTAGTTTTTTAGTAGCCGCGGCGTTTTTTAATCTATCTGCTGATATATCGTCATCTGAATCTACAATAGGTTCTTTAGCGACCTTAATCAGTTCTTCTACTGCTTTCTGCCCAGCTTGGATTATACTCTTCTTCGTTTCCTTCGTATTCATATTTAATTGTAATAAATTGTGTCATAACTCTATATAGTCTCTTTCCATCAACTACAAACTCGTAAGTTGAAAAAGGTGTAAAGCCTACTAAATCTCCTTTGCTATACACACCATCCGTATGCTTAACAATGCCTATACAAGACTCTTCTTCATCAACACCAAATTTAGTTCTATCTTTAATCGGTTGAACAAAGCAATATCCTTTAGGAGCTTTCCACTCACCGTTTCTTTTGTATAAAAAAACTTGATCTTGTTTTACAAAATAAGTATTCTCATCAAAATAGCTTCTACTATTCTTTTCGTTACCTCTAACATCATGCCATCTTCTAAATATATTATGATGCGTTATAATAGTATCTCCAGGTTTTATTTCTGTTTCAAAAGCTGTAGGAACAGATTTAACAATAGCCTCTCTATTTACAAACTGATGGTTATAAACCTCTGTGTTTAATATAAGATCTTTATTACCAACTTTAGTAGTGTTGTTATATCTGTTTCCTTTTGGCTCTATAACAAAGTCAAAAGGCGCTTTCATTAATACTCTAAATTATACTCTACAGATACCGCCATGTTTTTGTTAAAGTCTTTCCAAGGTAGCACGTCTTTGTTTTTCTTGATATAAATAGAATATTTATCTTTCTCTTCTATAATATCACATATAGTATGCCCGCCATATACTTCTTGGCCCACAGCATAGTGCATAGCGTTTTCCTTGTAATCTTTACCTACGGTAATTTTTCTAATTAGCTTGCTCATTGTTTTCATGGTTTATAGTACCGTCTTGAATATTAATGTCTGATGTACCATAAGCTTTTTCAAACTCAATTTGCATTTTATTTAATTCTTCTTGCAACAATGACACGTGGTGTAAAAAATTATGTTTTTTACTTTCTAGAGTACCTACTTCTAACTGTGCTCTATTTATATTGTTAACAATTGATTGTACTTTATTTAATTCTTCGTTTGTAATTTTAGTAGCCTTTTCTACTTTCTTTGTTTTTCTTTTTGCCATTTTATTTAATTTAAGTTAATTTATTTATTTATCTTCCACCTCCTTCTCTTCCACCTCCTTCTCTTCCGCCTCTATCACCTTCGTCTCTAGCGGCTACACGTTCTTTTTCTTTTTTCACTTTTATAGCCACGTTTTTTCCACGAGACTGCGCTGATGTGTTTGCGTTACCTAGTGCCATTAAGCTCTATCTCTATAATCTGGCCTTGGAGCTACGTAACATATAACGTCTCCAGAGTGTAACTCAACGTAGTCATACATACCGTATAGAGTCATACCAGCTGGAAACTCTGTTCCACTACCATCTGCAACAATAACAGCGCCATCGTTGTCACCAGCGTTTGTAGCAGCGCCCCAATCAGTGTCTAATGTTTGTGTGTCTTCAGTAGAAGCAAAATGTGTATTTCCCAACCCTAAATTAACACCACCATCTAATATTTGTAATCCTGAAGCAGCCGTTGACCCAAACTTTGTTGCACTTACCATAGTTATAGCGCAAATATAGTATCTAGCATCTGCTCCAGTTAAGTCTAGTATTGCTCCGTCGCCACTTAAAAACGTAGATCCGAATTGACCAAAGCCATACGCTACCTGTGTTGAATTTTGTCCCATTTTTATTTATTGTTTACTTGTTCGTTTTTCTTTGAACTTCCACCGAAGAAGAAGTCTATTATTGTATTTACTTTAGCGCTCATTGCACCAAATATCGTTGATATAAAGCTAATTTCAAATTCGCCTAGTTCTAAGCTTTTAGTAACAAAGTAATTAAACATTACAAATGTAATACCAAAATACGCCACTGTAAACAACGTAGCTAGTACCTTTTGAATAATAGCATCGTCTTTATAAAGATCACGTGCATCCTTGCGATCTTCAACTTCTTTTGCAAAAGCTTCACGCTCCGCATCTAGTAGTAGCTTTTTTATAGCAAGCTTTGCAGCATCTCTCTCTTTGTCCGTGGTAATAACTTTGTCGAGTATACCCTCAGCATTATCTACCACTTTACCTAATATTCCTCCTAGTAAATTCTGTATCATACCTTATTATTTTCCCATGGTAAATCTCCACCTTCCGGAACAGCCTTACCTGTATATGGGTCTATTATTTCACCGTTAACTCTTCTCCATCTCTGACCATCATGTATAACAAAATCATCGTTATACGTTGTTCTTCCGGTCTTCATATCTGTTATGTGTTGCATTTCGTGAACTAGCACGTGTTGCTCTTCTTCAGAGCAAGGAGTAATACTTTTATCTATGTATATAGACCCGTCCATGTTTGCTTCGCCTTGTATTGTACCTTCTAGGTTAACTCTGTATATAGGAGTTCCAGGGACTATGTTAGAGTCTCCTTTCTTAAAAGCAAGTTTACTTTTGATGTTTCCACCACTAGCTTGCAATCCTTTACTTGAGCCTAGTTTAAATGCCATTATCTATTTGGGTCTTTTATCATATCATCAATAGCTTTGTTAAAAACCTTATCTGTATATGATTTGTTGTTATAGAATACGCTTCGGTCTGATACTGGTAAATCTTCTTCTCCGAGTAAGACTCTATATATTCTACTTATAAGTTGGCTGCATTTAAACGAAGTTTTAAAAACGCTGTACTTAATCGTTGTACGATTTCGATGACGCCACACCTCAATCCAGCCTAGTTTTCTTAGTTTATCCCACCGGGTTTTATCCCAGCTCATGGTATAAGTACCATCAATAAATTCTTGTCTTGTAAACCGTTTTTGACAATCTAAAAATATTAGAAGTTCAAGATCGG